GTGAAAGAAGTGAACCTGAGTATAAATACACTCGTAATCCAGAAGCTGATTATTGGGATGGTTTTAGTACTGAAATGCATACAATCGTTCTCGATGATGTTGCAGCACGAAAACCAAACACCAGTGAAGACAAATCGATCTCAGAAATTATCCAAATTTTGAATTCAGCTCCATATTGTCCTAATCAAGCAAGTTTGGAAAATAAGGGTAGAACGCCTATGAAAGCAAAATTGGTGATCGCTACTACAAATGTAAAGACTTTAAATGCATATCATGCGTTTTCTTGTCCTTCTGCTGTACAGCGTCGTTTTCCTTTTGTTATTACACCCACTGTTAAAAAAGAATTTCTCAATGACAGAGGTATGCTTGATTCATCAAAAGTCGATCCTAATGTAAGTTTTCCAGATCTATGGACTTTTAAAGTTGAGATGGTTAAACCCAAGACTTTAGAAAATTTAAGCCATTTGGCAGAATTCGTTCCAATTGGTGACAATATGGATTTGAAAAGTTTTCTGACTTGGTTTAAAGATGCCTCTCGTAATTTTAAAACTGACCAAGATAAAGTATTTGATTCTCTGAAACGTATGCATGATATTCCACTCTGTGTGGAGTGTGAATTACCTCAAGATATGTGTGATTGTACTGTAATTCAGACGGAAAATGTTCTTAAGAGTTACTGTCAAATATTCGCTGCCGTTGGTGTAATGGTTAAAGTAAACCAATACATGAGACCAGTCTATGCATTTTACATGGTATTATGTTTTTGGTGGAGATGGTGGAATGTCTGGTTACGTATCCACAACATACATCCTTATCATTATTTTATAAATAGAACCGAAAGATATCGAAATCGTGAATTTTGGGTTCGAGTTGGAAATAAAGTAAATAGAAAGCTTGGTCACCCTAAAGTTTTTATGACTGGGGCTACTATATTAACTTCTGGTTACTTTGTATACAAATTCATGAAACGCGTTGAAATTCAAGGAAAAAATGATGTTGAAGAAGGTTCTGGACGTAAACCTACACCTGATGGTGATGAGAAGGAAAATGTCTGGTATAAAAATGATATTGCTTTGACACCATTTGATGTATCCCGTGAAACGAGCTCATCAAAATCCATGGAATTTACAGAATTTCTAAATAAAGTGGCACAAAATTGTGTTGCTTTATCTATTGAAGTTCCAGGTAAAGAGGATACGGTTCGTCCTAGTAAAGCTTTTTGCGTACGTGGACATTTATACGTCACAAACAATCATTGTGTACCACATATGGTTGAAGATGCAAAATGTACTATGACGCAATGTGCTTCGAAAGATGGAGTTACTCAAAATATTACTTTTACATTATGTGAATTTGATGTTGTTCGTTTTCCTGAACATGATATATGTTTTATTGGGATCCGAGCAGTTCCACCTAAGAAAGACTTCACTCAGTATTTCATTCAGAAAAGTGCTGAAGGAGTCTTTGATGGAACTATTGTATCCCGAATGGAGGATGGATCCATTAAACAGCGAAATGTTAAAAATATGAAGAAGAGCTCTGTAGAACTTTGGAATAAAGATACTCTCGTTCGAGCGAATCCTGCTACATGGTGTGGATATCTAGATGATTCATTAACTGTCACAGGTGATTGTGGATCCGTCTATGTTGCTAAAACTGAACGAGGATATATTATCCTAGGCATTCATGTTGCTTTATATCATTATCAGCGACATGTTGCTGCCACTTGTGTAAATCGAGAAGTTATTGAGGAACTTTGTAATGTAAATAAAAAATTTTCAATGCAAAGTAGTTCGTTCGATTTCCTATCTTCTGTCAAAGCGGAAAGAAAAGTTGTTGATTTACACAAGAAATCAGTATTTCGATATCTTAATCAAGGTAAAGCTCATCTATACGGTTCTTTCACCGATTTTCGTGGGAAAAGTAAATCTAGAGTTATGGATACCCCCATGTCATTATTTTTGAGAGGTGAGGGTTACAAGACTAAATTTACTAAACCAGTAATGTCGACGTGGAAGCCTTGGCACATAGCTGGCAAGGATATGGTACAACCTATTAAATCTATGCGATCAGATGTTTTATCCATTTGCATCCAAGATTACATAGGTAGTGTCATGACTAGAATTTCATCATTTGATGTGATTTCTGAAAAATTACATGTTCTTGATGATTTCACTGCCATCAATGGTGCTTCTGGTGTTGCTTATATCGATAAGATTAATCGAAATACGAGTGCTGGAAATCCTTGGAAGAAATGTAAAAAATTCTTTATGAAGAATATCCCGCCCAAACATGATATGCTGGATCCAGTTGAGGTTGATGATGAAATCATGGAACGTGTTCGTAAAATGGAAAAGAAATATAAATCTGGAGAGTGTGTACATCCTAATTTTTGTGCACACCTTAAAGACGAACCAGTTTCTTTTGCTAAAGCAGAATCAGGAAAAACAAGAGTTTTTACTGGAGCTCCATTTGACTGGACCATTTTAGTTCGGAAATATCTTTTGGGTTTCACAAGATTATTGCAAAGTGAAAGGATTGCTTTTGAAGCTGCTCCTGGAACTATTGCACAATCTCTTGAATGGCAAGAACTTTATGATGCTATCACTAAATTCGGTGAAGACCGTATAGTTGCTGGCGATTATAAAGCTTTTGACAAAAAGATGTGTCCAGAGGAAATACTTGCTGCTTTTGAAGTTATCTCACATTTTTGTGCTATGAGTACAAATTATTCAATGGAAGATATGTATGTTTTGCAAGGTATTGCGGAAGACATAGCTTATCCTCTTGTTGATTATAATGGAGATCTTGTTCAATTTTTTGGCAGTAACCCATCTGGACACCCATTAACTGTTATTATTAATAGTATTGTCAATTCTTTACGTATGAGATATGTTTTCTATGAAAAATTTTTATTGGAAAAAGGAACTTTTATTGATAATGTCAGTTTAATGACTTATGGAGATGATAATATTATGTCAGTTTCGAAAGAATGTGAAGAATATAATCATACATCCATATCAGAAGCTTTTCTTAAATTAGGTATAGTTTATACTATGGCTGATAAGGAGGCTGAAAGTGTTCCATTCATTAATATCAAAGATGCTTCCTTCTTAAAGAGAAGTTGGCGACATGATGAAGATTTGGGATGTTACATGGCGCCATTAGAGCATGATTCTATCGAGAAAATGCTTATGGTGTGGGTGCGTTCCAAATCTATTACTGAATGTGAACAAGGTATTGCTGTTATAAACTCAGCAATACGTGAATATTTCTTTTATGGAAAAGAAATATTCGAAGAAAAAAGAAAGATGCTAGCAAATCTTATTATAGATTTGGGTTGGGAAAAGTATGCACAATACAATACCCTCCCGTCTTATGACGATTTGAAGCATGATTTCATTACATCATCGAAGAGATGTAAACTTTATAATGAAGTTTTCTCTGATTATGATGTAAAACGCGAGAGTCCTGTACCTCAAAATAAATATTTTGAGTTACAGAGCTCAAATCGCGTTGGGTAATGTACCCGGCGCACGGCGAATGGTAGTTTGTCGTAACCAAAAACGCCCTGTTTGCATATTTTACTGTTTACATATTATATAATCCTGTCTGTTCATTATATGTAAAAGCGTGGATGCAAATAGCTACTTACCAAAGCGTTCCTTGAAATCCCTCTTTAGGGATGATGCCGGTTGGTCATCAAGAGAATGGTCAGGCGTGTTGATAAGATTGAGTAGTCTATTTACATTGTATAATTTACTTGCTAATTTTCAAAATAAAAATAAACAAAATAATTACGAAATTAAAAATAAAAACAGTTACGCTGAAAGCGCGTATAAAACAGTATTTTCGGAGAAAGATTTGGAGACTAATACACCTCCACCTTCCCCGATTCTACAAAGAGATCGAAGCATTCATCGAGGTAATCCTACTATTTTGCGTCAGTGCTCTACTTGCAATTTGATGCGTTCTGTATTAAATCATGCAAATTTGTGTGCTAAACGTAATAAGAAGGAAAACAACGATGATACTTTTATAGAAGAAATGAAAGCTCTGATGAATGACGGAGTTGTTATTCAATCCACAGATGTCCAAGCTGGTATTGATACCCAGCCTTCATCTGAGAGTAACACTAGTCAACAACAGAATGTTGGTTTTTCCGATATGGAAAACAATGTTATTTCTTCTATTCCTCATGCTATGGGATATGCTAGAGTTGATAGTTCTCAGAATGTTCAACTTGGTGATTATTTGAAACGACCTGTGCAAATCTACAAGAAGTCCTGGACTATTGG